TAAGAATAGAGTGCCATCAGAGTTCCGCGATAAAGTGGAATCTGTACAAGTCCAAATGACTCATGAAGAATGGCTAGAGTCCCTTAAGTAATGGATAAGCGCCAAGAGCTAAAAGACAACTTTGATTTCTATAGCCGCAACTGCTTACAAATAAGAACAAAGAACAAAGGGCTGCAAAGCTTTAATCTTAATAGTGCTCAGAAGTTCATACATGAGCGCCTAGAGAAGCAGTTGAAAGAGAAAGGCAGAGTTAGGGCTATCATCCTTAAGGGTCGTCAGCAGGGCATGTCTACCTATGTAGAGGGTAGATTCTTATGGCGCGTTACTCACAATAAAGGTGTAAGGGCGTTCATACTTACCCATGATGCAGAATCCACCAATGCGCTGTTTGAGATGACAGAGCGTTACTATTCTAACCTGCCCCCATTTGTTAAGCCTGAAATATCAGCATCCAATGCTAAAGAGCTATCATTCGCTAAGCTTGATTCAGGCTATAAGATAGGTACGGCTGGTAACAAGGCAGTAGGTCGAGGTCAGACTATACAATTCTTTCATGGTTCAGAGGTTGCATTCTGGGCTAACGCATCTGAGCACACCAAAGGCATTATGCAGGCCATTCCAGATTCAGGAGGAACCGAAGTTATATTCGAGTCCACTGCTAACGGTGTGGGTAATTTCTTTCATGAGCAATGGAAAGCAGCAGAGAAAGGTGAATCAGAGTTTGAGGCCATATTTATACCTTGGTTCTGGCAGGTTGAATACAAGAAAGAATGTGACGAGGGAATGCCATTAACAGAAGAGGAAGACCTTCTAGTTAAGACGTACGGATTGAATAAGCAGCAGATAGCTTGGCGTAGGTCTAAAGTTGTTGAATTGACTACTGATGGTGTTGATGGATCAAAGGCGTTTAAGCAGGAGTATCCAAATAACGCAGCCGAGGCATTCCAAGTATCAGGTGGTGACGGGCTTATATCTGCTAGTGATTGCATGAAGGCAAGAAAGCGCAAAGAGAAAGGAAGTGGCCCGCTTGTTATTGGTGTTGACCCGTCAAGAGGCGGTGATAGGTTCGCAACCATAAAAAGGCAGGGGCGAAAAATGTATGACCCTGCCTGCTTTGTTGGTGATGAGTGCAATAGCTTAACTAAGAATGTGGCAATCTGTAAGAAGATACTAGACACAGAATGCCCAATAGCTAAGCGAGTACCGGATATGATGTTTATAGATTACGGTTCTGGTGTTGATATTGTTGATAGGCTTCATGAGCTTGGATACAAAGACAGGGTTAGGTGTATTAACTTTGGTAGTGGCGCCTTGAATCCTGAGAAGTATACAAACAAGCGTAATGAGATGTGGGGGCTTTTGTCTGAATGGATTAAGGACGAGTCCTTGCCAGTTGAAATACCTGATAGCGATGACGTACAGGCTGACCTATGCGCAAGTCCTTATGATAGGGATGCAAAGGATAGGAAGGTATTGTGGGCGAAAGACAGGATTAAACAGAAGCTAGGGTTTAGCCCAGACATAGGTGATGCTGGTGCCTTAACTCTTGCTGAGCCCGTCTCACTCGATACTCCATCAGCTATGAATATCAACTTTGCTAGTGGCTGGTAGTGTATAAGTCTGGTTTATGGAATATAATTGCACCATAACTCAAATCTATACACATGAAGGCGTACAAAATGGGTCGTAAATCAATAGCATCAAAACAGAATGATATAGTTGCAGAGGCTAGAGAACGTCTGAAAATCTGTTATTCAGCAGAACGAGACCAAAGAGAGCTAGCAATAGACGACTTAAGGTTCGCACAGGTTGAAGGTTATCAGTGGGGCGATAGAGAAAAGAAACGAGACCGTCCACGGTTTGAAGTGAATAAGATTGCAGCTTCTGTCAATCAGGTTATAGGTGATTACAGGCAGAACAAGATAGCTGTGAAGGTTAGAGCTGCGGGTGGTGATGCTACTGCTAATATAGCTGATACCTTTAACGGCTTAATCCGCAATATCGAAAATACATCAAACGCAAAGAACGCATACGACTCAGCTTTTGACTTACTGGCTAACGCAGGCTTTGGAGCTTGGCGTGTAACCACTAAGTACAATGGCTATGATTTTAACCAAGATGTATGTATCGAGCCTATCCGTAATGCCTTAACAAAGGTGTGGATGGATCCAATGAGTACAGATGAAAACAAGCGCACTGCTATGTTTGGCTTTGTGCTTAAGAACATGAGCAGAGAAGAGGCTATAGCTAAATGGCCTAAAGCTAGAATCAGCGATATGAATGTGCCTATTAATACACTGAATGGAGAGGCGGGCTGCTTTGATGTTCAAGTTGATAAGGTCACTATTGCTGAATACTGGCGAAAAATCCCAATCAAAAGAACCATTGTCCAATTGTCTGATGGCCGAGTAATGGACTTAGAAAAGATGGAGCCTGTACTTGATGAGCTAGAAGCGGCTGGTATTACAGTAGTCAATGATAGGGATGTCGATGATTTCAAAGTTGAGATGTATCTGGTTAGCGGATTGGATGTATTAGAAGGCCCACAGCAATGGGCAGGCAAATACATACCTATTATCCCTGTGTACGGTTATAACTATTACGTTGATGCCAAGCATTACTATCATGGCATTGTAAGACCTGCTAAAGACTCTCAGCGAGTTTATAACTATGCATTGAGCGCCAATATAGAAGCGGTTGCTCTATCACCTAAAGACCCGTATTGGATTACACCGGCTCAAGCTAAAGGTTTTGAACCTCAGTTCTCTAACTTTAATGTGGAGAATAGGCCTTTCATGTTCTTTAACCATGATCCTGAGAATATTGGGCCTCCTAAGCGTACAGGTGCGCCAAGTGTTCAGTCTGCATTAGTTCAAACCATGCAGCAGGCCGAAATGGATATGCAAGCTGTTACTGGTCGCTTTGGTGGCAATATGCAGCAGAATCCTAGCAATGAATCAGGAAGGGCTATACTTGCACAACAACAGCAAGGCGATATGGCTACTCAAACCTTAGTTGATAACATGGTTAAGGGTATTCAATACACTGGCGAAATACTGGTTGATATTCTGCCTAATCTTTACGATACAGAGCGTCAAGTTCGTATTATTAAAGAGGATGGCGAGGATGAATTTGTATTGCTTAACTCTACTGTTATAGATAACCAGACAGGCCAGCCTGTAATAATGAATGATCTTAATCAAGGTCAGTATGATGTTATGGCAGATGCAGGCCCTAGTTATCAGTCTAAGAGAACAGAGGCGGTTAATACTCTTACCACCTTGGCAGCTCAAGACCCTAATATGGCGGCTATATCCTCAGACCTAATAGCTAAGAACCTAGATTTCCCATACGCTAAAGAGCTGACTGATAGACTGAGAAAACAAATGATTGCATCCGGAACCATTGAGCCTAATGAAAAGGAAATGGAAGAGATGGCAGCTAATCAGCCTCAACCTGACCCAATGGCTATTATGCAGCAGCAGTTAATGGTTGAACGCGAACAGCTAACCAATCAGCAAATGCAAGCTAATATCCAAGCTACCATGTCAAATGCTAATAACTTTGATGCAGCCAGCCAAGAGAAGATGGCTAAAGTTGAGAAGACTATGATGGATACCCAAAAGGTATTGATTGATATGCAGAAAACTATGCAGGATATAGCGGCTTCTAAAACAGACCAAACCAATACCGAGGCAGACACCTTGAACAAGCTTAAAGAAGCCACCACGCAAACCATGCAGGAAGGTGAAGCGTTAATGGTTAGCGGTGAAGGAATGGAGGTTCGAGAGGATCAATTAGACCTTATTGAAAACCAGATAAACGAGCAAAGTTTACCAATTGACCAATAAGCAGTATAATTACAACTTATGGGGTTTAGCGGCCCCATAAATAATACTAATCATCCTAGAGATGCACATGACAGAGCAAACCGCACAAGAGCCTAACGGTTCTACAGAACACACGGAAAACGGTATTGAGCCGAATGAAAACCTAGATGCACAGGCCAGTGAATCAGGCGTACAGGGTAGCGAAAACCGAGATGAACACAAGCAGAGCGCGCAAGGGCGGATTAATCAGCTTTACGGTAAGAGTAAGCACTTAGAGCGAGAGTTGGAAGCTAGAGAGGCCCGTATTGCGGAACTTGAAGCAGCTAATAAACCTCAGGCGCAAACCCCGACCTTAGAGTCCTTTGATTATGATGAGGACAAGTATCAATCAGCTTTAATTGAGCATAAAGCTGCTGAGATAGTTGATAGCCGATTTGCGCAACAAGAACAGACAAGAGTTGCAGAGCAGCAAAAAGTTAAGCAGGCAGAGTTAGTAGGTAACTTTAACAAAGCAAGCGAGGCTTATGCAGCAGAGAATCCAGAGTTTTCACGACTTCAAAACGAAGCGTATCAAGCTGGTATTATCAATGCGATTCCTGAAGGCATACAGAATGCTATTGCAGCCAATCCAAAAGGGCCGAAAATGCTACATGCATTATTACAAGACCCTACAAAGATTGACGCCTTAGTTAATTCAGACCCTTATACGGCAGGTATGCATTTGGCTAATCTTGAAAGCTCGGTGTCCGTCAAAACAGTTAGCTCAGCACCACAGCCTATTCAAACCTTGGGCGATGGTGACGCAGTATCAGGCACAGCATCAGCATCTGACTTGTCAAAAATGACAGCAGAGCAATACTATGCCCACAGAATGAAAAACAAATAAATTAAAAGGAGCCTGTCATGGCTAATGCTTTAGAAACAATGGATTTAATCGCTAAAGAAAGTTTAGTGATTGCCAAAAATGAAATGGTTATGCTTGACCGTATTGACCGTCAACACTCTAGTGAGTTCTCGAATGACACTGGCGATTCTATCCGTATCCGTAAGCGCACACGCTATGAAGCTGTAGATGGTGCTGACGTAACTGGTAAGATTCGTGACATTGTTCAGGGTACAACTACTCTAACGCTGGATAAGTTTAAGTCTGTTCCTGTAGCGCTAAGCTCTACCGATTTAACCTTAGAGCTTGATGACTTCAATAAGTCTATTACAGAGCCTGCAATGATTGAGCTTTGCCAGCAAGTTGAAACTGACCTAGCTGAGCTTTACAAGCAGGTTTACTGGTTTACTGGTACTGCTGGATCAACTCCAAGCACTTTAACAGACATTAATGCGATGCGTTCAGCGCTTACTTATGCGGGCGCTCCTGCTGGTGATCGTACAGCGTTCTATACTCCTGATGCCATGACTAAGTTGTCAGATGGCCTTAAGGGTGTGTTCCCGACTGGTATTGCTACTCGCGCAATCGAAGCTAGCTCAATCGGTCGCTATGCATTGTTCCAAGATGTAGTTGAATCTGTATCATTAGTAAATCATATTGTTGGTGATTACGGCGGCACACCTCTATTGAATGGCGCAGCTCAAGAGACTACTTACGAAGCAACACGTAATACTGGCACTCAGTCTTTAATTACTGATGGCTGGACTGCTTCTAAGACCGGTCTATTGCTTGAAGGTGACGTGTTCACAATCGCTGGTGTGTTTGCGGTAAACCCTAAGACTCGCCAATCAACTGGTAGCCTACAAACTTTTGTAGTGCGAGCAGATGCTGATTCTAATGTCGGCGGCGCTTCTACTCTAACTATTAGCCCTGCAATCATCACAAGCGGTGCGTTCCAATCTGTATTTGTTGCAGGTGGTACGGTTCCAGATGGTGCGGCTATTCAGGTTGTGTCCGGTACAGCTAACGAGCAGTATCCTCAAAACCTTGGCTTGCATAAAGATGCTTTCACAGTAGCTTTTGCTAACCTAGTAGAGCCTATGGGTGGCGCACGTTCAGCACGCGAAACAATGGATAACGTATCTGTTCGAGTTGTTTACGATTACGACTCACTAACTGATACAAACATTATCCGTTATGATGTGTTGTACGGTGTGCTTGCTCAGAACCCGCAGTTCGCAGTACGTCAGACAGGCTAATAACCTGTTACAATGAAAGGGGCTTAACGGCCCCTTTTTTCTATCCCGCCTAATAGGTGCAAAATGCAATTGAAACAAGCTTTAGAAAACAACGAATTAAACTACCGCACATATCTTTACAAAGAGATTGACGGGGTAATGCAGTCAGAGATATATAGCGCATTAGATGCTGAGAAAGCAATTAATGACGGTTGGCACATGTCACCAGCAGACGCTATGAAGCCTGAGCAGTTAAAGAAAGTATCTTTGGACGTCACATCTGGTTTTGATATGACAGAAGAGTCTAGAGAAAAAGCATTCAAAGAGATGATTATTGATAACTCAGTTATTGCTAATCGCCTTTTAAATTTCAACGAAATATTAGACGTTGAGATACTAAAAGAAATGGTAGGCCCTATTGATTATAAAGGCGCTCCTTTATGTGATAACATCAATTGGAACATTAAAGGTAAGCGCAAAATAGAGCACATTAAACGTGATCTTAAAGTGTACCTAGACGAGCTTGGATTATTAAATGACGACAGCAAAGCAGATAATTAAAGACTCTTATAAAATATTAGGGATTAGATTTTTAGAGGTGGCAGGCAATGAGTCTGCTATCACTACTGAATCAGTAATATCTCAAGCATTTAATAAGATAGGTATTTTCTTTTTGCCCGTAGCTGGCAATGAGTCCGCAGCTACTAGCGAGGTTATAGTTAGTGCTGCCTTAAGAAAGATACAGGTAAAAAACAGCGAAACACCATTGACAGCTCAGGAGCTAGCTGATGGTAATGAGGTTCTAAACGACCTTATAACCCAGTGGCTTTATGATGGTATTGATTTAGGTGTTACTTCTATTCCTGCATCCGGCTCGTCAACCCTGCCAACTTGGTCTTTGAGTGCGGTTAAATCAAATCTAGCTGTAATGCTGGCATCTGAATATGAGCGCCCTATAACAGATTCCTTATCATCTGATGCCTTGTCATCCCTAGCTTTACTTAAAGAGCGTACCGAACCAACAAATCAATCTATAGCTCTAGGTGTTGTTAATAACATGCTCCCAGAATGGCTATACGATGACATTGATCTAGGTGTCACATCTCTATCTCTTGGCGCTGCTTCAAACCTACCAGACTGGGCAATCGGATCAGTAGTTAGTAACCTATCGGTAAGGCTAGCAGCTATCTATGAGAAGCCTTTAAGTGAGTCGTTAGTGGCTCAATCCACACAAAGCATGATGATGCTTAAAGAGCGAACCAGTGAAGGCAATCTGGATAATGGGCTAAACTTCCTTAATGAGATGATGGCCGAATGGGATCAGTTAAACATCCGAATTGGATACTTAAACCCGACTACTATCGATGGCGATACAGGGCTTCCTGATTACTCAATAGCGGCTGTTAAATACAATCTAGCCCTTAGGATTGCACCAATAACTGAGAAGCCTTTAACGCAATCAATGGTGACGTCGGCTCAAGAATCTTATAAAAATCTAATTAGGCAGACTGTTACGGATGGAATCTTTACTATCTACCCAGACATTCTACCAATCGGTCAAGGCAATAAGCGCTGCAATGTTGATAATGAAAACTACTTTGTAAACCCTGCTGATAACGACCTAACAACAAACATTGAAGTTATAGGGGCTAGCTAATGGCTACACGTAGAGCGGGCACGAATATAAATCAGCTTGCTAGGTTAAATCTAGCTGATTACACAAATGATGATTTGATTGTTATTAGGTCGGCAACTAACCAAAAGGCAATGCAGACAACTTTAGGCCAGTTTATATCTCTTATTAAATCTGGTGTTAGAGTTCTTACATTGTCTGAAGATACCGTGCTTACTGTGGATCAGGTTGATAACTATGACTTTATATTCGCAGATGCTTCTGCCTTATCTATCGTTATAACCTTGCCTGATGCTATTGATTCAGAGGCTAGAATGATTGATTTTAAGCGTGTCGATGCAACAGCTAACACGGTAACTATAAACACAATAGATTCAGCTTTAATTGATGGTGATGCCAACGCTGTGCTTGTAGGTGCGACATACCCACAGGCTGGCGTTATTTGTGATGGCTCTAATTGGTGGTTGATAAATGCCTAAAGTCCCTTTATCTGTAGCTGGCGGATACTATGAAAGTTCAACGCCTTTTGGCAGGTCTCTACCTGAGAACCTTGTAACAATACAGGCTCAAGGTGTGGCGATTGATAGCGTGTATGTAAAGCAACCTAGCAGCCTTACAGAATTCGATACAGTTAGGCCAGCCGGAAGCTTAAGGGGTTGGTGTTACCACGATAGCGGGACGTCAACCACTACAGGCATTTACGCCATGATTGACAACGATGTTTATTTTCTTAATGGTAGTGTGTGGACTCTTATTGTAAATAATTGGATAGGTGGTCAGCCTCCAAACTACCCAGACCAGAAAGTAAAAATGGTATCCAATGGCCAAGTAATTGTGGCTCTTAATGTTGGTGTAGGGGTTAGTGGGGATTACTTCATATATATCGATGGGACTCTTAACGCTGACAAGTTGGATACAATTAGCGGCGGCGTTTATTCCACTCTCACAGGTGGTGCGGGTGCTGATGATGTTCACTTCTTTGACAACTACTTTGTTTATATAAGCGCCAAAACTGAGACCGTGTTTCATGGGACTCTTGTAACTGTCATGGATGGACTGGACATACGGGCTTTAGACTTCACAAAAGTATCAAAAGAAGATGATGAGCTAACTGCTTTGTTTGATATTAGTGGTCAGTTAGCGGTTTGCTCAGGTAATCACACTGACTTTTTCCAGAATGTGGGTAATGAGAACTTTGCTTTTCAATTGCTTAAAGGACAGAGGGTGAGTATAGGTGTTGCTAATCCTTACGCATGGTGCCGAGTAGCTGATGATGTGATGTTCTACGGTCAAACAAGCCAAGGCTTTGAAGGTGTTTACACTGTAAGACAGGGTAAGATTTCAAACGATACAATAGATAGTGCGGTTAATGGTGTGGCGTCATCGAATACTACTAGCTGGTGCTTCTCGTATGCTGATGACGGCCAGTTATACGGAGTGATAACAGTGACGGGGAGTACTGTAGATATTAATACGTCTGCGGGATTCTCTTATTCGTATAACTTCACCAATAAGACTTGGGCTAAAAGGAGCTCTAGACCTATAAATAATAATCAGCCAGATACAGCATCATCTTATATCTACTGGCCTAGGGATTCATTTGTAGTTGATAATGACCTGATATTTATAGGGTATATGGATAACACTTTGGCCGGATACACCAAGAACTACGCAATGAGAATAGATGGCTTTTACCGTGGAGATTTTGGGGTTGATGGGTATGACCCAAATATCTATGAATGTACATCTCAATACGTTGATAATCTTGGCGATAGCTTGGTTGTTAATTCGCTTGGCATATTAAATTCTGGTATGCAATACGCAAAGATAGAGCTTTTATATTCTGATGATACAGAGAACTTTGTAAGCATTTCAGAGATAGTAACCCCGTCTAGCAACTCAACATACAATGGTGTGACTGAATGGCGAAGACTTGGAAGGGTGGCAGATACGCGAATATTTAAATTCAAGTTTAACGGAAGAGCTCTAACTGTATCGGATAGATTTCCTTATCAATTAATAAAACCTTTTATGAAAATATCATGACAGTATTTAAGGGAAAGCAGACTGAGCTACTAAATAATGAGCCTATGATTGAGGGCGGCATTATAACCAGAGAGCTTTTGCAATGGGTGTCTGAGCTTGTTGGGCGCCTTAATAACGCGAAGGTATTGGAGTTCGCTGGCAATCCAGAAACAAATATAGAAGGGGCATTAAATCAGCTTTGCAGGGATACCATAACAAATAATGTTTATATAAAAACCATTGACGAAGGCAATACAGGGTGGGTCTTAGTGTGATGGATTTAATAGACATAACGCATAAAGAAGCTAGTGCAATCATAAATAATGAATTGATGAGCAGAATATCCGAGGGCAGCGGATGCTTAAACCCTGAATACCAATACTTAGGCATAGATACAGATGAGGGGCTTATAGGGTTTTGGGTTATTCATTACACAAGCCATTCAACTCTTAATATCCATATCAATATCTTAGACAGGTTTAGAGATGATTACGCATTAGAGGCAGGCTGGTTTTTCTTGGGCCATGTGTTTAGCTCCATACCTGACCTCGAGCGGGTAGAGTGCGAAATACCCAGTTGCTATAAAGATGTGTTAAAATTCACAAAGAAATTTGGCTTTGAAGTGGAGGGTATTAAAAGGAATGCCACCACTAGAAACGATAAACTACAGGACGTTCAAATGCTTGGACTCTTAAGGAGCGAATACGATGGGCGCAGTTAGATCAGTTGGCAGGGCTATAGACCCTACAAAGGCGGATACTTATGTAAATGCCATGACATTGGGTCAACTTGACGCTAGTGATTTAGATCCGACCTATAGAAAAGGTACTTTAGGTGGTGCTTTAGGTGGGAAAGACTCCTTAGCGGCTGAAGCGGCGGCGTTGGCTGCTGGTGAAATGCAAGCTCAAGCACAAACAGAAGCGGCTGGGGCATTAACGCAAGCATATCAGCAGGCGGGTGAAACATTAGACCCGTTAGCAGCTCAAGCAATGCCAGCAAGAGAGCAGCAAGCGGCCCTGCTTGGTCTTGGTGGCGATTCTCAAGCAGCTTATGACGCAATACTAAATAGCCCCCAGTTCCAAGCTCAGCAAGACTCAGCGAATAGGCAGCTTGAAAGACGGTCTAATGTATATGGTGGCTTAGTTTCTGGTGACACTCTTTCTAACCTTGGGAGTTTAAACGCTCAACTTGCAGGGAATGCTATTAATCAGCAGTTGGGGCAGTTACAGCAATATGCTCAACCTTCTATTGGCGCGCTTAGTCAGCAATCAAATCTACAGGGTCAATTAGGTCAGGGGATAGCTGGAACAATTGTAGGCGCAGCGGATGCAAGAGCAAATGCTTCTATCGGTGCGGCCAATGCTAATGCGGCTCACACTCAGGGGTTAATGAACTTGGGCGGCACTGTGTTAGGTGGTGTGCTTTGTGATAGGCGATTAAAAGAAAACATTGTGAAAATCGGCAAGGTAGGCCCTTATAACTGGTATTCTTACAACTACAAAGGATTAAGCCAGAAGTGTGAAGGCCCAATGGCTCAAGAAGTAGAAGAGATTAATCCGGATGCTGTATTCGAAACTCACGGATATAAAGCCATTAACATAGGACTCTTATAATGTTGATTCCACAACCAAGACAGTTGCAGCAATTGATTACACCTAATGCAGGTGCAATTGCTCAAGGCTTGAATCAGGGTATGTCGCTGGCCAATCAGTACCAGCAAAACCAGCTAGGGCAGCAAACCCAGCAGCTAAACCAAATGCAGTTAGACCAAGCTCAGCAGGCTATGACAAAAGAGCAGGCGCAAGAGGCTTTAGGTTCAATTGCTAAGGGTGCTGAGACTGTAATGAGTTTACCCACTGATGACCAGCGTTATAACTTTCTAGCTAATCGAAGAGACCAGCTAGCCGCTCAAGGCCGAAACACAGAGCAGACTGATGACGCTCTGAGAATTGGAATGAACGAAGGCTTTACAAGCCCAGCGTTTGACCAAGCTATGCAGGAAGGATTGCAAACAGCTAATTCAATGGGTGTTTACACTGAGCAGCAGCAGATGCAAAGAGCGGCACAGACTAAAGCTCAGGCAGAAAACACGCTAAGCACTAAGGATAAGAACGCACAAAGGCAGAAGTTTAGGTCAGAAATAAACACCCTTGGAGGTAAGAACCTTTTAGATATGAAGGCCCAAATGGGCAAGATTACAGGCGCTAAAATATCCGGTGTTGGTGATGTGACCATGCTAAAAACTATTAACAAAATGATAGATCAGGGTATTGTAACAAGTGACGATTTTGACCAGATAGCAAACTCAAGCGGCCTAGCTGATTCATTTAAGGGTATGATGAGTAAAATAGTAGGCGGTGGCCAGCTTGCTCCTGAAGTTAGGCAGCAAATAAAAGATCAAGCACAAGCTCTTTATGATGCTAATTTAAGACAAGTAAAAAGTGTTGCTGATGGGATAGAGTCAGACGCTGAATCTTATGGTGTCAGTAATGTAATACCGTCAGCATATAAAAAGCTTTTCGAGGGTGTTACAAATATTACTGAAGGCGAACCTGTGCAAGAGGTTGATACCACAGGATGGACGCCAATGCAGGACGCTAACGGTAATCGAGCCTTAGTAGGCCCTAATGGTGAAATCAAGGAATTGTAATGGCTTTTGATCTATCGACAGCAACACCTATACAGCAACCAGCTACCAGTTCAGGCGGTTTTGATGTATCAACGGCTCAACCTATAAACGAAACTGTTAATCAAGAAATGACACAGCAGCCACCTCAAGCAGGCAATGAGCAGCTGGCTTCATCAGTTGACCAAGCGATGCAAGGGAAAGGACTAGGTACACTGGCCGAGTTTGCAGCAGGTGTTAATAGGTCTATCTTTGGGGCCTTGGATTTTCTAGGGCCTGATAACATCAATGCTATTCTTAATATCTCAGGAAGCGATGCAAGAGTTCCGACATTAACCGAGACTTTTGGAGCTGAGCAAGGGCAGTTTGATCCTAGCCTACTTGGTAAGATTGCGGGCGGTGCAGGTGAATTTGCAGCGGCTGGCTTAGGTGCTGGCGCTGCATTAAGGCAAGGTGCTAAAGCTTTGCCTCAATTGGCTGGTGCTGGTGAAAGTGCTGGCGCTGGTGTTTTGCGTCAAATGGGACAGACAACAGCGGCGGCTGATGTTGGGCTGGGTGCTTTATCTGGTGCAGGCTCTGAAGTTGGTCGAGAGGTTGGCGGTGAAACTGGTGCTATGATTGGCGGATTAGCTGCTCCATTGGCTGCTGTAGCGGCTCCTGCTGCTATAAAGTCTATATTCCAATACCAAACACCAGCTAAGCAGGCTATCAGTAAGCTATTACAAGAGGGTAGCCCAAGCACTGAGACTCTTGGTTATAAGTTATCACAACCAGCAAGGTTTGAAGCTGGGCTTCCATCTGTTACTGGGTCAAAGCCAAGAGCTGCAAAATTCAAGCAAGAATTAGATGCTGTTAAGCAGGGTTTTGATGAGGGGGTACTTACAGCCGTTAAAACCTCTAATCCATTAGATAAAAAAGCCATGCTTAAGATGGTTAACATTGCCCAAACTGGAAAATCCAATGCAAAATACAGAGCCAGTAATAGAGCTTCTGATGTGGCAGGCCAGTCTTTGCTTGGAAGAGTTAAAGCAGTAAGAGCTATCAATAAGAAAGCAGGCCAAGAAGTAGAAAAGGCGGCGAATTCTTTAAAAGGTAAAGAGGTTGATTTAACAGGTGTTGAGCGTAGGTTCATTGATAGCCTAGAAAAAATAGGCGTTAAGCTTACTGATGATTTGAAGCTGGACTTTAAAGGCTCAGATTTAGAGGGCGAAAAACAGTCTATAAAAGCTCTTAACGGGGTGTTAGATAGAATGGTTAACACTGATGTGCCTGATGCTTACGGTTTGCATAGGCTTAAAGGATTAATAGATACTAAGGTTAGTTTTGATAAGTCTGGTAAAGGACTAAAAGCCAAGACAGAGCGCATATTAAAGGACTTACGATCTAGTGTTAATGAGACTTTAGGCGAACAATTCCCAGATTATAAAGCAGCTAATAAAACCTATTCAGATACTATAGGGTCACTTAATAACCTTCAGAAAGCAGTTGGACCAAGTATTGACATGCTTAGCCCTAGCGGAGACAAAGCACTGGGGACATCACTTAGAAGCTTAATGAGTAATATTAAGTCTAGAGGGAAGATGATGGATTCTATTGTTGATCTAGAAAATACAGCCGCTAGATATGGTAAGCGATTTGATGACGACCTATTAACTCAGACTTTATTTGCCGATGAATTAGATAGAATGTTTGGTGCAGCGGCTAGTACAAGCTTAAAAGGCCAGCAGTCTCAAGCTATGCAGACAGGAATAGAAGCGGCGCAAGGAAATGCAATAGGCGCAACCAAGGCAGCAGCTAAAGGGTTATTTGGTCGAGCTAAAAACATTAACGAAAAGAACGCCTTTAAAGCCATTAGAAACTTATTAAAAGAAGGGGCTGAATAATGCCTAATATAGTTAACAATTACACTAATGAGCAATTAGCTTCTGCTGCTTATAAGGATACAGGTGCAGCATCTGATGAAGTGCCTTTGAATAGCGACTTAGGAACAGCAGCAACTGCTAATGTACAAACCTCTCCCACAGATACCACGGCTGATGCGCTTATGGCGGTTGGGGCGTTTGGTTTGGGTGGCTACGTAATATCAGCTGATACTGATTATGATTCGGGCGACTATTTAGTAGGTGGCAATTATATCACTCCTAGCTCTGCTATGAGTAATACCCCTAGCGATTACACAACTGGTAGACATGTAATAGCTGTAGACGGTACAGAACTCTATATTGCTCAAACGCTTTATGGTGTGACTAGCTCAGATAAAGGGAAAGTATGGAGTAGAGCGTTCGACAGTGTAACTTGGTCAGCATGGCAGCGCACAGACCCGCAGGCGTTTGGTATTGGTGGTGATGCGGCTTCTGAATTAAGCGATGCAGATAACGTTCAAAACGAGATAAGCTATGTTGGAAGTGTTGCGCTAAACAGACCGTTAGGGGTTAACGCGGCGGTAATTGATGTGTCTGGGGCAGGTAATAATTACGGGTTCCAGTTCGGAGGGCGGGGTTTATTTCAATCGCCTCAAGTTAGAATGCAGGAGGCAGGGGTATTTACAGCATGGCAGCCCGTATACACTGGTGCGAATTTTCAGCCTGAGACAGTCGGCGGTATTGGCGTTGTAAAAAGAATGCGCAGCCAGAAGGGAAGTAATATAGCTATCGGCGAATCTCTGGCGGGGTCGTTAATCAGGAATATCACAGTTGACTCTAACGGCGCCGTAGTAGCAGTGCTGGCTGCATCTGGCACATGGAAGAACGTATCCGGTATTATCGTCGCGAACTTAGAAATCGCTGATTTTGTAAGGACTGCATAATGTACAAATATAAAAACGCACAAGAAAACATTCATGGCTCTATTGATTGCTTAATCTTATTAGGTAGTGAGTGGGTGCCAACAACTCAAGACCCTGCTTTAGAATACGAGCTATCCGAAGAGCTAGAGGTGGATGACTGGGTAGATATTAAACCATGCACACAAGCCGAAAAAGACGCGCACGAACAAGAGC